CATTACGTCTGTTTCCGTGCTGAATTGCGTGACGACGAATATGCTCAAGACGGTCGTGCGGCTGGTCTCCTTGCTCGCTTTACGCAGGAGATGACTAAATGACAGCACACACAGCATTCCTAGATTATGTTCTTCCTCAAGTTCCTGGTGCCACACAAGAGATGGCACTGCTTGAGATCAAGAGTACAATTATTGATTTTTGTGAAAAGAGCTTGATCCTACAAACGGATCTAGATCCAATCACTACTCTCATTAACATTTCTGAATATGACCTTGAGCCTCCGAAAGACAGGTTGGTGGTCAAGATCATGAAGATGTGGTTCAAAGGTGTAAACCTAACTCCTCGCTCGCTCGATGAGATTTACACACCTTCTGCCTTTAACACCAGCTCTGGTGCATTGGTGGAAAAATCTGATCCACGCTTCTACTATCAAAAAGACGCTCGCACATTTTCGGTGTATCCAATACCCAATGTGAAAGATGTGTCTTCCATAACCTTGCGTGTGGCTCTAAAGCCAACTCGGTCAGCAACCACAATCGACGATCTAATTTACGAAGAGTATGCCGAGACCATTGGACACGGTGCTATTACACGCTTGGCCCTATCTCCCAATAAACCCTACTCCAACGCTCAACTAGCTGCAGCGCGCAATGCTCTGTATACGGCTGGATTGAATGTAGCACGTCAACGTGCACAGGACGGTTATGTTCGGGCAAGTAAACAAGTCCATATAAGGCGGATCTGATGACTGAAAAGATCAAATTAGTTCAAGGCGATACACGCCCAGCGTTGATCTGCACACTCACTGACGAAACTACCAATGCCCCGATCTCGATCGTAGGCGCAACTGTAGTTCTAAAGTTCCGTGAAGTAGGCAGTGAGACTTTGAAAGCCACCATACCAGGCTCCATTACAAATGGTGCTTTAGGTCAGGTTGCGTTTTACTGGGCCTCTGTACCAACCTCTTTGAATGGAGATCCAGGAGATTACGAGGGTGAGATTGAGATCACTTTCTCAGACGGGCAGATTCAAACCGTATACGATCCACTCAAGTTTAAGCTACGGCAGGATTTCTAAATGGCAACAACGGTCAATAGTGCGACCGCTTCTGTAGCAGTATCATCGATTAAACCCAGAGCCAGTGTTGCGGTCGTTGTCCCACAATTGGGTGTGACATATCAACTGCCTGTAGCTGCGATTGAATACATATTGATACAGGTTGCTGCAGAGTCTGATTCTAGCGGTCTTTATCAGTATAAGACTGATACAGTGGCTGTAATCGATAGCAAAATAATATCGGTTGCCAAACAGTTTTCTGATTTGCCTGTTGTTTCTGACGCATTAGTCAAGAGCACAAACAAGGGAATAGCAGATTCTATTTCGTTAAGTGAAGTAGTAGTAACGGTTCTTATATTTATCCGTAACTTTGCTGATTCAATTAACGTTCCTGATTCTGTAGCAATAGACTACTTTAAACAACTAGCCGATCAAGTTAGTTTATCTGATAGTGATACTTTGGATTTTTCCAAAGGAATATCAGATGGTGTAGCTATGAACGACGACGCAGACATCGACTTTGATCTGCAGAAGTACGTTACCAACATGGCGTTTGTGTCTGATGCAACAACCTTTGCTATTTCCAAGGCTCTTGCTGATACAGCAACTCCAGCTGACGCTCTGGCTTTTGCATTAACAAGGCCATTAGCAGATAGCTTCTTGCTGAACGATACGGCAGCTCTTATTAATGAGCTTCTTAAATCTGACAGTGTTTCAACTTCCGACTCGCTGGCAAAAGAATTTGCCAAGACAGTTACGGCTGACAGTATTAGCAGTACCGATACTGTATTTTTAGAACCCAGTAAAGCGGTGAGCGACACAGCAACACCCGAAGACGCTGGTTCTCTGCTTTCACAAGGCTACTGCGACATCACCTATTTCGCAGAGGACTACGTGGGTTCGTCCCGCTCATTCACTTAGGAGTTATTCAATGATCCAAGATCAATTAAAAGTTAAAGGCGATTTAATCGTCAAGCTGTTCGATAAGAACGGTCAAGTAAAAGAACAACGGTTTATCCCAAACTTGGTGGTAAGCGTAGGTAAGCAATTCATTGCTAGCCGTATGGTTGGAACTGCCGCTAACGTCATGAGTCATATGGCTGTTGGTTCTAGCAGCACAGCACCAGCAAATAACGATACAGCTTTAGGCGGTGAATTAGGTCGTGTAGCGTTAACCTCTAGCGCAGCTGCTGGTGCTATTGCAACCTACATTGCTACATTCCCAGCTGGTACTGGTACTGGTGCAGTTGTTGAGGCTGGTATATTTAATGCCTCATCTAGTGGCACCATGCTTTGCCGCACTACATTCTCGGTAGTTAACAAAGGTGCTGACGACGCTATGTCAATCACTTGGGCAATTACGGTTAGCTAATGAGCACAATAACTCTCCGCAGCGTTAAGGGCACTCCGCTTACCAATGCGGAGGTTGATGCTAACTTTAACAATCTTAATACTGATAAATTAGAAAGCCTTACATCTGCTGATGGAAGTGTAATCATTTCCAAAGTCGGTACTAACGTTGATGTTAGTGTTGGTGTTAATGCAACCACAGGAACCCTGATTGCAGAAGTTCGCAATGAGACTGGCGCTACCTTAACTAAGGGTACCGTTGTATATCCAGCTGGTGCATCAGGCAACAAAATGCTCGTGCAAAAAGCATTGGCAACATCAGATTCAACATCTGCCCAAACCTATGGAATGATTCAAGCAGACATTTCAAATAATCAAAACGGTTATGTTGTAATCACTGGTCTAGTTACTGGACTAAATACGAGCGCACTAACTGAGGGCGGGATAGTTTATTTAAGCCCAACTACTGCTGGTCAATATACGCAGACAAAACCATCAGCACCAAATCATTTGGTGTACGTTGGTATTGTAACAAGGGTTCATGCAACACAAGGTGCTATTCAAACACGTATTCAAAACGGTTACGAGTTAAATGAAATTCATGACGTAGCTATTTCAAGTGTTGCTCAAAATGATTTCTTGGTACGCAACGGATCTAACCTGTGGGTTAACCTTGCGCCAGCATCTGCAAGAACTGCAATGGATGTAGACCAAGCAGGAACAGCCGTAGCACTGGCAATCGCTCTAGGATAAAACATGGCAAATACATTTACTTCATACGTCAACAAAAATGTTGGCACATCCGCGGCAACAGTCGTAACGGTAGGTGCCAGTACCCAGACCACCGTAATCGGCATGTCAGCAGCAAATACAACCGTTAGCCCAGTCACTGTTGATGCGTATATTACTCGCTCAGCTGTGGACTACTACCTAGTCAAGGGCGCAACTGTGCCAGTTGGCAGTTCTCTGGTCATTGTTGGCGGTGATCAAAAGGTTGTAATGGGTGCTAGCGATGCGCTGAAAGTTGTCAGCTCCGCAGCTACTTCAATTGACGTTATTACTTCTGTACTGAATATAACCTAATGGCATTCATAGGCAATACCCCAACTACCCAGTCGTTTTCTCCAGCTACTGATTATTTCTCAGGAAATGGATCGACTACTGCATTTACACTAAGCCGTCCTGTAGCCTCGGTGAATCAGGTAGAGGCTGTTATTGAGAACGTGGTTCAGAATCCGTCTGATGCCTATACGGTAAGCGGCAATACAATCACGTTTACATCGTCCCCTCCTAGTGGCACTAACAACATATACGTTCGCTACACTAGCCCGATTACTCAGATAATTGCACCAAGTCAAAACTCAGTAGGAGCTTCCCAGTTACAAAATGGATCAGTAGGAACTGCTCAATTACAAAGTGGGTCAACAGTAACTCAACCGACATTAGTGAATTACACGGAAGCAGTAGTTAGCATTGGCACAGTTACTACTTCAAACACATTAAGTTTAACAAATGGCACGTTTCAAACTGCTACATTAACTGCATCTACAGCATGCACATTTACAATGCCAACAGTAGTGGCAGGGAAATCATTTGTTTTACTGCTGAAACAAGCAGCTTCCACTGGAAATGGAACAGCTACATTTACTAGTGTGAAGTGGGGAACCGCAGGCGCGCCTACAATAACAGCAGCAGCTGGTAAGATGGATATTTTGTCTTTTGTTTCTGACGGCACAAACTGGTATGGATCTATCGCTCAAGGGTATACCCCCTAATGTTTGCTGCCCGTAACTCTTTCCTAACAGCAAGT